TCTTAATGCTCGACTTCCTCCTTGAAACGAGACATCAATTGATTTAACACCCGGCATCGGTCTTTTTAAATTATTTGTATTTTCTCCACGAGGACCGTATATCTCATCATATCCACCTGCAATACTTAAATCATCTTTTAATTCACCACCCATCAGAATAACTGGGTTTTCTAATCCTGAAGCCATTCGTATAAACGTTGAACGTACAGCTAACTGATTATGTGTTAACCCACCTACACTAGCAGTTTTATTCGGTGCATTACCTTCTCTACTTAGTATTTTCATTTTTTGAAATAATCGCTTTTGTATTTTTTTAGCGATTGGATTTAAACTAATCATATTTTAACCAGTTTTGTTTAATTGTCTAAACTTCTCTATTATATTTGTTATGTTTGCAGGGATTCTTAAAACTTCACCAGCACTTAACGCTGGTTTACCTCTTAGACCATTTGCTTTAGCTATAATCCACCAAAGAGTTGTATCACCATAGTATTTATGAGCTAAACTATCTAATCTATCACCGTCAATTGCGTAAATAAACGAGTCTTCATTTTCAATTGGTATTTCAGGATAATATGTTGTACTGTATACTCGTATACCTGATTTATCTAATTTTTGTCTTGTTGTGGCGTATCGTTTCATTTTAATTATCCTCCAGGTAATCCAACTTTATCTAATATATCGCCTGTTACTTTTAACGCTGCTGTCGAATCACCTCCAAGAAGTCCACCGAGTGTATCACCAAATAATGTATCAAGTGCTCCTTGATATTCTTCTTCTGCTATCCAAGGGCCTTCAAAATGTTTTTGTGTAGTGCTTGGTAATCTATCACCAATATAAACAAATGTACAGTTTGCTTGAATGTATTTAGGTAGTTTAGCAAACGTTGTTTCCCAAGTACTACTATCCATTACAGTATAGGTTAATCCAGATATGTAACCTGATGTATTATCGTACATTTGACCAAGTGTTAACTTACAAAAAGGAGCTACCATACCTTGTCCACCACCAGCAGCTGCTGCCCAAGTTGGGTAAGTTAAACCTGCAAGATAATTCATTTTTTCCCATAACACAAGTAATTCTTCATCTGATTTTGGATATACATCAAAAGTAAAACTTATCTCACGTGTAGTACCATTGTAAACATAAACATTATCTGGTCTACCGACATATCGTTCTGATGAATACTCTGGTGTAAACGTATCTGTTATACCACTTAGTAAAGCTCTAAACACGATACTTTTATCATTATTCACGTCATAAAATTTAAATGGTATAAAATCTAAATCTTTGTAACTTCTACCTTTGATTTTATCAGAACCATATGGAATCAAATTAACTAAGTCTTTACCAACATCTGCAAAAACTTTATTATCACCAAGAACTACACCTTTTATTTTACTAATATCACCATCAGTAATACCCATCACAGTATTGAATGCGTCTACTTTTGCTTCAAATTTCTTAGCCTTATTTCTTAACTCACTCTCAGGGTCAAATTTTTCTAATAATCTATCACCAATTTGATTAACAATATCTAAACCAACACCTGTAAGATTTCTTGTAACTTTGTCTGCAGCTGTCGTTGCTTTGGCTATAAGAGTTTCAGAAATTGTACTTGCTATAGTTTGTGCAACTCCAAAACCAAGTGTTAAACTATCGTCACGAGCAAGTATATCAATTTTTCCTCTACCTGGTGTATTACTTGCTAATGATTGAATATCATATTTTCTTGGGTTTTCATCTAATAAATCAAGTCTTTTTGTTAATCCAAATTTAACATCAGTTCTAAATTTTTGAGCATTACCTCTCATAAAGTCACGCTGTTTACTTAAAAATAAATCTCCAGCTGGTGACATTAAGAATTTATCTAATCTTGTGAAACTACCAAATTTTACGTTATCATTATCTGAAAGTTTAGTATTATGTCTATCATAGAAATCATTTGAACTAACATTATCCCAATTATCACCTATGTTTCGAACAACAAAAGGTTGTTCAGTTTTAAACTTTGAACTTTTACGAATACCTAATTGAGTGTTTGTATTCACTTGAGAATAATATTTTGCTAAAGGATATCCAGATATTTCTCTTTGACCTGCAATTGGTTTTGAAAATTGTATTGTGGCAGTTTTATTATGTAAAATTTCAATCGGTGATGGTGTTTTTGTAGAATCTACTATATTGTTTACATAGTTTTTAGTTATAGTGAAGTCTGGACCTTCTTCTTTATCAGGCGTTGGATTTGGTGTTTTTATATTTGCTAAATTTGATTTTAAATCTACTAATCCCATTGTTATTCTCTATTAATCAGTTGGAAATAAGGATAAAAGACCTTTTGATGCAGCAGCTCCTTTTCCTGTATTGTCTGCTGTTGTCGTAGTCTGTTGATGTATTGCGTTCAATACTTCTATTTGACTTCCCATATTTTGACTAATTACACCTGATGGTCCAGCTGAAGTTCTATTTCGTACTAATCTTGATAATTCTTCAACATTTACTCCAACACTTTCTGCTAATGCTTTTCTTTGTATAACATTCATTTTATTGAATTCAGACTCACCACCGACTTGTTTCAATACTTCTTTTAACATTCCTTCTTGGTCACCAGTTATTGCTAATTGACGAGCTCTATCAAGATTTATTTGTCTACCAAGTAATAATGAGGCTTCTAATTGTTTTTCTATTGATTGTTCAAAATCAAGTAAATTATTTGATATATTTGCAACAGCACTCATACTCAACCCAAGTTTTCTAGCTTGAATTCCTGCTCTTATTAAATTATCACCACCATCTCTAGCGTATTGAGCAAAAAACAATGCATTGTCAGCTATATCTTTAAACACTGCACCTGGTGCTACACCAGCTTGTTTTATTAAGGCAGAAGTAATCTTTGCCTGATTTAATAAAGTCTCTCTACTTGAATCACTTATAGCTTCTTGTAATGCAATCACTCTTGCAGTTTCACTAGCTGTTGCACCTGTGAATAATTGTGCTTTTGCTAAATTTAGTACAAACTTATTTGTTGCTTGGTCAATACCTCCAAAATTTTCTCTTATGGCGTTGAATGAATTTTTAATATCGTCAGCTTCTAATCCAAATAGTTTACCTTGTAACGCTAAGAGTTTAAATCTACCCTCTAATATTACTGCTTGAGCGGCTGATACTCCTAAATCTTTTCGAGTTTGAGCAAGCACTTTATTTAGTTTTGCAAAAGACAGAACTATCGCTGCAATGATACCAGCAATAAATACATATGGATTAGCTTTAGCCACTAAATTAAACAATCTACCTGCTGCAATTAACTTTTTAAATCCAGCCAATCGCTGTTTAACATTTCCAACCAAATCTTTAGCCAAATTTAAAGCTTGAACATCTAATTTATCACTTTTAACTTTTTCTTTTTTTGTTTTTTCATTATAATCAGCCGCTTTTTGAGCTGCTACTAAAGACAGACTCTCAACTTTAAATATTTTATTAACTTTTTGGTCTATCTTATCATACGTATCAAGTTGGTTTTTTAGTTCTTGACCTATATCACGTAAATCATCACGTGTACCCCATTTTTCTGCTTGAAATCCTTTACCTTTGGGCATCTTACTTTATACCTGCTTTTTTCCACAAATCTTTTTTGTATTTTTCTCTTTTTGATGGAGACATAGATTTTAGATGTTTTTCCATATCACCAGCTAATTTCCAAGCTCGATTTAATAATTCACCTGCTTTTGGGTCTTTTTTACCCATATCTTTAGCAACTTGTTTTCCGGCCTGGGTTGCGATTCTACCAAACATTTTATCGAGAAAACCTTCAATAAGTTCTGGTGTTAATTTTTTGTATTTTGCCATTTGAATCTCCGTATTGAATATAATGAGTCAATAATAAATATCAATAAAGCATAAATTTATCTATTACTAGGTTTGTTCTGCTTATTTAATTCTTTTTTGAGTTCTTCTGCTTCGTTTTTATAAAAAGTTTCTAATCTCTTTAAATAAAAAGTGCGAAGATACACTGGTAGGTTGTAGGCTTCATCAAATGTGAACCCACCTTTTGAGTTTAGTATTATTTGAAATATTTCTTCGTGTATTTGAAGTTTATACTCCGGCGGTAGGCCAAAAAAATCGTAAGGTTATAGGAACCTCGACCACCGTTTCCTCTCCGGCTTCATTAACTATTGTTGTCTTCATTTCAACATCAGGTGTAATTTTGCCTAAATACTCTCTGAAAACTAACGAATCTCTTGATAGAAATTCATTATCAACAAAATTATTTATATGAGCTTTTTCTCGTTTTCCATCGACTGCTAAAATCATTAATTTTAAACGAGTTGTTAATTCACCCACATAATCTTTAGAAACTTTTGTTCTTGCTTTTAATTCAGATTCAATTTGTTTTTCATCATTTCCATCTAATAACTTAAAAGTAATAACTCTTTTACTATTTGGTAATTCAAATTCAAATTCATTAGTGCCTTTTGGAAACTTAGAAAAATCTATTTTTACTGGTTCAAGTTCTGATAAATCTACTGAGTGTTCTTTACCATCATAAGTAAATTTATAATCTTTACCATAACCAAGTATTCTTGATGCTACCATTATGGCATTCTTATCACCAACTAACATATCATCAAGATTAATTGATTTATCTACAACCAAAGACTCTAATAATTTATCAATTACCGTACCTTGTTGTATTAGATTTTGAGAAGTAAGAATATCTTCTTCCTTTGCGGTCATATATTTTATCTCTACTTTTCCACTTGATAGTGGATGACCTTCAAAGTAGAAATACCCTTTAGATGGTAACTCTACCATCTCAGTAGGGAATTTGTATTCAGCCATAAATGACTCCTTTGTGATTAAATTTTAATAACCAATTATAAATATAACTGTTTTGTTCGTAATAACAAATTATTTTGACGGTGTGATTTTGTCCTTAATTGGTTTCAAAACCATATCAAAAATAATGTCATCGTATTTTGTTGGGGTAAGTTTAACAATTTTCTCTACAGCGTAAAGTACTGCTAAAACATATTCCCAATTTGCTGCTATCCATTCACTCATTTTAAACTCCTATTAGAATTGTAGTATTGCGTAATCGTATTTAAGTGTTAATGTTATTTCTGCTGGTTCACTTGAGGAATAATCCATTGGACCGAAGTCTGCAGTTTCAATGTATGTACCGACTAACTTCCATTCCTCAACTATATCTCCAACTGGTCCTAACATATTAAACGTAACATCTTTTTTATAAAAATCTGAATATCCGTCTTTACCTGTTACTGATTCGTGACCTAAACGAACCCATTCCATAACTGACTGAGCAGCCGAAGGAACAACTGGGTCATATAAAGTAATATCAATTGGCTGCCATGCCCCTTTACCTTTGATATATCTTTTCACATTAATATGGTCTAAGACAATCTCCTCAAACTGAATTTGAGGTCTGTTTGCTGTTTTAATCAAATAAGCTGGTACACCTTCAATATACATAATAAACCGATTTTGTGTTTTCGGCTCAAATGGTGTAAACATTATTTCATTAGGGTCTATTGTAGCCATTCTTTAATCTCCTAAAAAAGTCTTTTATTCGTACTCATAAATAAATATCAATTAATCGAATTTTCATTAAAAAAAGAAAAGCCCCAATCGAAATCGAGGCTTTTCATATACATCACATTTATTTTATAAGTTAGACTTACTCAGGGAATGTAGCTCCTGTTGGTTGAACAACAAAGTCTAATACGATAAACTCTGCCGTTCTAGTAGGTTGTATAAAGATTTGACCTACTAATTGATTTCTATCAACAACATCTGGTGTGTTGTTTGAATCATCCATCACAACTCTAAATGCACTTAAACCACTGTTTTGTTGAACTTGATTTAAGTAAGGATTCACAATATTTAAGAAACGATTTCTAGTTGCTTGTGAATTTTGTTCAAACACTAAGAATCTTGAAGTACTTGCAATAAACTTTCTTAATGCAATTAACAATCTTCTTACGTTGATTCTATCAAGAGCTGATGGTTTAGATTGTAGTGTTTTTTGTCCAAACACAACTACACCTTGACCAGGGAATGAAGCTATTGGATTGATACGATTTTCGTATAAATCATCACGTTCAGCATGAGTCAAACGTGTTTTTGCTTCTGTAACGGTTGTTAAACCACCTCTGTTTAGACCTGCTGGTGCAAACCATTCGTGAGCTACACTATCTGTATTGGCAATAACACCTGGAATCACTACTGATGGTGGTACCCAAACTGGTCTGTCTGTACCTGAATCAATAACTTTTACCCAAGGATAATATGTTGCTGCATAATTCGTATCAAGTGTTTTGATTGCACTCTTCATAGTATCAATACTATCTCCATATGCTGTTGCATCCATAATATATAGAGCATCTGCTCGTGATTCAACTTTTGATATTGCGTAATTTGTTACTGCTGAGTGTAATCCGTGAATAACACCTGGTGTAACTAATAGATTAATATCAAACTCATCAGGGTTACTAATTGTATTGATTGCTCGTTTATACTCTACAGTACCGTTTGATGTAGAAGTTGATAAGTCAAACCCTTGTGTATTTGTACCATCAGATGATATATTTGGTCCTGTATTAACAGGTGAAGCTGGGTTAACTCCATCAAATCCCCATTGCATTGGAACTGTAAACTTTCTCTGTGCAATGTTTGATAAAGCTAGAGTGACTTTTTCAGTAGCATCTGAGAATGTTGAACCTAATGTACTTGCGTCTGCATGTCCAAAGAAATTTTCAATAGACATTGTAACGTTATTACCTGAAGCTCCTGCGTTTGGAATTGGACCTAAGTACTCTCTACTATCAACACTACTGAAATCAAACCCATAAAATAGTCCACTATCAAAGTTACCATTATTATCAACTTGTAATCTATTGAAAGATGCTGAAGGTATATTTGTACTACCTGGTACTGTATTGTATACAGCTGAGTGTCCCATTGGAACTACATTCTTAGGATATTTAAATACTCCGTCTTCTTCCATTCTACCATAATCACCAACACGAATATATTTACTCAAGTTTGGATAATCACCGTAGTATGTTAATTTACCATTTGAATCTGATTCAACATATCTATCACCAATTACCTTAGCAAAATAATTTCTTGATTCTGGGTCAAGTGTTAATGAATTAAATTGTTGTAATATGTCATTATCATTTGTTCCATTTGGGTCATATACTCTTACTTGTAGTGAAAATGTACCGTAATCTGAACCTGCAACATCATCAGCATCTTTAACATTTAAGATGTTTATTCTGAAGCTTGTGTTCATATCTGTACCGTGTGAACGAGTATAAACTCTGAACAACTCATATCTTGTACCGTTGATTAATTGTGATTGTAGATATGGTGTTCTAGCTGATTGAAAAGCTTTATTACCAGTCCAAGTACTTAATGTATCATCTTGTCCTTTTGTATTTACAGTATTCACACCACCTGTAAAATCAAGTCCGTTTGCAGTATTGATAACACCTATAGTAGGATTGTTATAACCGTGAAATCCGAATATTGCATGTGATGCTTCTTTAAATACTTTGTACACATAAACAGATGAATCATTTGCACCTGCTTTTTCAGATTGCGCATCTGAACTGATAACTTTATCTATAAAGTTTGCACTACTTGTACTGAATGATAGTGTGTATGATTCACGAGAAACATCAGTACCTTGAACATTTAAGGTAAATGCACTCCAACTACCTGTAACTGAAGATTGTGATAAATCACCAGTGCCATTTGTTGCTCCTCGTGAAGGTGCTAATATTGCTAATGATGATGTTGCTATAGAACCCGAACTAGCTACAAGTTGTATACTATCAGCTTGATATCCGTTTAATCCTAATACTCTTACTATCGTAACAACACCAGCACTTCTTAAATATTGTTCTGCTGTATGTGGTACATAAAATCTTGTGTCTGTTCCTCCAAATATTTCTTCAAATTCTTGAAATGAAGTTACTTGTGTTGGAGTGAACGCTGGTCCTTTTTTAGTTGGACCAATAATTGCTGCACCAATTTCACCTATTGCTTGAGGTAAAAATGATAAATCTCTTTCTCGTGTAAAAACACCAGGTGAGACAATTCGTTCTGCCATATGTATTCTCCTAAAATCTTATATTTTTAAATGTAAGCAAATTTACTATACTACTATAAGTATAAAGTAACTTTACCAAAATAAAGATTTAAGACTATTTTTTTAAATTAATTGTTTAAGTGTTTGGTGTAACTGGTGTAAAAACGCCTGTTGTAGGGTCAAGTTGACCAGGACCATATTTTTCATTCAGAGTTTTAACTAAATTACTTTCTTCTTGCTGTATTGCTTCATATTCTTTTTCAAGTTTTTCTGTAGTTTTTTCAAGAGCTTCACCTCTTTGATTATGAAGCACTCTTTGAACTGCAAGTTGTCCTAATTCAGCCTGTTTTGTTTGATACTTTTCTTGTAACTCCTGTAATGATTTTAATTCATCATCTGTGAATTTCGTTTCATCAGCCATAACTATAGTCTCCTATTTTGTATAGTTTTGTGTTTAAATAAATATAACCTAATTTTATAAAATAAACTTTTTTTTATACTTCAATAACTTTATATAAACGACTTGTTGAGTCGGCACTTTGTAGTTCATCTTTTTTACTATTGGCATCACCTTCACTAGCAAATTCCCATACTTGGTCTGAGCTACCACTTAATTTTGCTACCCAAATTGTATTTCTTTCAACCCACCAGGGGTCATCAAAAGTATTACCGTCTCTATCAACACTTGAAGTTGGTGCTGGTGTCATTTGTTTGACTACTCTATAAGCCATTGTTTTCTCCGTTTAATATAAATATAATCATTGTAATTATTAATCTTTTTCTAAGGCTTCTACTTTTGCTGATAGTTCTTTTACAGCTTCAACCAGTATACTTGTTAACTTGGTATATTTAATGCTTTTTAGGTTAGGAATTTCTTTTTCTATATCACCATCATCAACAGTATCTACAAGCTCTGGTATAATTTCTTCAAGCTCGTCAGCAACCATTCCGTATTCTTTTTTACCTGTATCTATTCTATTAAAAGTAATACCTCTCATTTGATTAACTTTAGACAATGCACCATCTATATTTTCTATATTTTCTTTTAATCTAATATCTGAGTTTTCAGTTAGACTTCCACCTATCGTTGTGTTGCCATTAGAAAAAAATGTAGCCATAATAGAATCAGTACCACCAGAAGTTCTATGGGCTAAAATTAAACTATCTGGATTTCCAGAACTAACAGCAAGAAATCCAAAGAAAGCAGATGAAACTCCAAAATTCATCGCATAAAAATCACCACCAGAACCTTCAAGAGATAGAGCAGAATCTGCATAATTACTCCCAACTTCACCTGAAACAATTCTTAGACCTTTGTCGTGTGTAGAACTTGCACTATTTGTTCCGATTAATACTGTTCCAGCAGATGTAATACGCACTTTTTCAGTTCCTGATGTAGCTAAGGTTAATGCATTTACATCGTGTAAATATGATAACCATCCTTGATATGTAGATGCCCCACTTGTACCATCAGCAAAATAAAGTATACCATACTCACCACTACCATTACCACTATAAATAGTCATACCTTCATTACCACTACCATCTCCAATGACTAATCTTCCACCATTATTTACAGAGTTTATTGTAGAAGCAACTGTATTACCAATACCTAAGTTGCCTTCAGTCTCAAGTTTCATTTTCCTAGAAGAATTTGTAATAAAATACATATCTTGACCACCATTGTCATATTCAATTCCACCATTTTTATTTGTTGCTGATTCACCAAAGAATATACTTCCACTATCAGAACCATGAGCTATTATATGTATACTTGGATTATCACCATCTGTTGCACCAGCAACAGTCAATAGGTGTCCTGGACTTGCTGTGCCAATGCCGACATTGCCAGAGCTGTCTATGTACATAGCAGTTGAATTGTTAGGTTTAAACTCAAGAAAACTATCAGTATCTATGATTAAACCTGTACCACTTAATTGTAAAAATGCTCTTTGAGCTCCTGCTGCGTTATAAAAATTTAATGTACCTGAATCTGATTGTATTATTGGATTAGCTGTAAATGTTGCAGCTCCACTAACAGCCAATGTACTCGCCATATCCACAGCACCATCAATATCCACTACATCGAGATTGGTTGTGCCATCCACGTCTAAATCGCCATTAAAATCCACGTTATCGGTTACGGTTAATGTTCCATCTTTTACAAATAAACTACCACTTACGTCTACTGAACCAGTAAATTGGTGTGAATCAGATGTATCATCACCAAAAGTATTTGAACCACTTGAAACTGCTATTGATGAACTGACGAAAGTAGTGTGAATTTCAGTTGCTGTGATTGTACCGCTTGAATTAATATCACCACTTGTTATCACTCCAAACGTAACATTTGAATCAGTATTAACAGGTTGACCAAGACTAGCCGTTATGGCTGCAATACTCGCAGTTGCTAACGTCATATCTGTTTCACGTGAATCAAATCGAGTAGCTACTGAACTTGATAAAGCTGTTGTTGAACCACTAATAGCACTCGTTAAGGTTGAACCAATATCTGAATCAGTTATTGTGGAGTCTTTTATTACTGCTGATGTTACTTTTGTTAATGCCATTATAATCCTTTATTTAATATAAATATTAACCTTCTAGTGCTTCTATTCTTGCTGTTAGTGCTTCAATCTTATCATCTGCCTCTTGTAATGCTTTTACAAGTAATGGTGTAATTTTTCCATAATCTATATTTTGTGGTTTTATTTCACCATCTTCCATAGCATCTTTTTCACCAACAACTGCTTCTGGAATATGTTCTGCTAATTCGTGTGCAAAAAATCCATCCATAGTTTGGTCAGGTGCACTTATAAAATTAAATCTATATGGTTTTATTTTGTTTAGTCTTTCCAATGCATTAGGTATAATTATTTGATTTTCTTTTAATCTGTAGTCAGATGAAGTTCCATAAGCTGTTGTGTTAGCACTTGCATCTGAAGTTATAGTACCACAATTATGAGAATTACCATCTCTAAATAACATTTGGTCAACTGTTCCTGAACTACCACCCACAGCCATCAATATTCCTTTAGTTGCAGAACTTGCAAGACCATTTATATATAAATTGTAAGAACTATCTCCGTAAGTTGTTTCTATTTGACCTGTTGTTTTTACACGTAATCTCTCAGCATTACCACTGTTTATTTTTACACCATCAGAACTGTCAAACCTTATCATTTCTTGTCCACCATTAGCCCTAACACCTCTACCTGAACCAACTAATATATCACCATCATTTATTGTTAGCTTTTCTGTGGGATTATTTGTGCCAATGCCTACATTATCATCATCAGTAATGTAAAGTGTTTGTACATTATTTGAACCGAGTGCTAAACTCGCAGATGTTCTTGTAACTATTTGAGATGGGCCAGGTCCTGAAAATTCCATTTGACCTATTAGTGAACCATTAGATTCAAGAGTTATATTTGTGGCTCCATTTGTAGAATTAAAATTTGCTGTATTCGCAGCTTCACCACTTTTTACATCAAGAGGACTACCTGGGCTCGTATCTCCGATACCAAGTCTGCCAGAAGTCGTAATAGTTAATTTAGTATTTGTGCCAACATCATCAGTACCAGTAGCAAATTTAAAAGCATCACTATCACTTCCATCAACACCTATACAAAAACCATAAGGGCTTGTAGTTGTTTGAAAAGCCATTGAGGCATCACCTGAACCAATCTGTCTTATTCCTAATGATGTTGTAGTACCTGTGTCATTTCTTCTCAAATCAAGCTGATATCCAGGGTTATCTGTGCCAATACCTACGTTGCCACCATTATCAATAACTGCTCTTTGGGTATCATTTGTATAAAATTTTATTTCTTTATTTTCTACATTATAAATTAATAAATCACCATCGCCATCAATACCTATTGAAGAACCATCATTGATTGTATTGCCAGTTGTGTCATTTGTAAATTTTGCAATTACTGCTGTACTTGCACCATCAGATAAATGAAGTTTTGTTGTTGGACTTGTTGTGCCGATGCCCACCTTATCCGTGACAATTAGATTACCGTCATTTAAATTTATAGCTCCACTAACATTAAGTGAACCTGTAAATTGATGTGAATCAGCTGTATCATCACCAAAAATATTTGAACCAGAGGCTACAGCTATTGAAGAACTAACAAAGGTTGTGTGAATTTCAGTAGCAGTTATTGTACCACTTGAATTAATATCACCACTTGTTATTGTTCCAAAAGTAACATTCGAATCAGTATTAACAGGTTGACCAAGACTAGCCGTTATGGCTGCAATACTTGCAGTCGCTAATGTCATATCTGTTTCACGTGAATCAAAACGAGTTGCGATAGATGAACTCATAGTTGATAACACAGGAATTGACATTGAATCTACGCTGATATCACCACTAGCTGTAACGTGTATTATTTGTATATTTTGTGAACCAAAATCAGTATTGATTTTACTACCACTAATATTAGCAGTACCACTTATGTGTTGATTTGTAATAGAACTATCTGAAATATATTGTGATTGACCTGCTAGTACACCGTGAAACTCTTGCCCACTTTCAGGAGCTTCTGTAAAGTTAATAGTACTACCAGTTACAGAATATGCTGATGTTGCTGTTTGTATTACACCATCAAGAGCAATCGTTACATTAGCTGCAGCCGGTGTTACTTCAGCTGTACCAACTGTCAATGTAAAACTTGTATCTGAACCGTCAAATCCTGATGATATATCATCTAAAATTATAAATTCACCAGAATTCGTTGGACCTCTTCCTATATATGCCATTATATTCCTTTATTTACTATAAATATTAACTTTTTAATTCTTCGATTTCTTTAATGCTATTGCAAACCCAAGTATTACCATAAAGTTAAGTATCTTACCTGCGTCTGCCCATTGGTTTAGTTTTTTACGCATTATCCACAATATAGAACACAAGATACAAGTTTGACACTTGTGTCGCTATCTCCTATAGTTACCTTACCAATCGTCTTATTTCTAATAATATCATCATCTTGTACTTTAGCTGTTCCATCACCATTTGATTCTAATAAATCACCACCTTGACAAGCCCCAGTAACTTTAACAGAACCAATACCTACCGAAGCTACAACTGCGTGTTCTGGGATAGTTTGTTCTGTATCATCATTTGTTGTTTCTTCT